AATACATGATTGACATGTTGGTTAAAGAAAAAGATTTTAATAGAGGATTATTAGAAAGATCTAAACCAGAACTTGTAGAAGGTTTGTTTAAACAAACATATGGAAAATCAGCAGAAGAAATTGCAAACACAGTTAATCAACAATTAAAAGGTAAATCTTCAATGGAAGTTATGAATCCTAAAACAGGTGAAATAACTTCTCCAACACAACCTGTTAAAACTGGAAGAACTACTGCTGATATAGAAAAAGAATTAGAAGAGTTTTCTTCTTCTCCAATAACAACATTAGAAGATAGAAAAAAATATCTTGAATTACGTTCAGAATTTATTGATTCATTAGATCCTAGAAGACGAAACAAAGCTCTTGATTTCCAAAGAAAAAGTATAGACACAGAAAATAGATTAATACTTAAAGCAGAACAAAAACAATTAGACTTTGATACTTTTGAAGAATTAAGAAAACGCTTATATGATACTAGAAAACAACAGACTTTAGATTTTATGAGAACAGGTAAAGTTAATTTAGAACCAATAAAACCTGCAACTACTTTTGAAGATGTTCAAGATAGATATAAGAATGCAGCAAAAGCTCATGAAGAAGTATTTCCAAATTTTAAAGATCCTAAAACAGCAGCTCAAGAACTTGCTGAAGTTATGGCTGAACAAAAATATAAAAAAGGTTTTGATGGTTTATCTGGTGATCAACAACATGATTTATATTCAGAAGCATATGATTATATTACATCAGTTAATAGATTACCTAAAAGATCCCCTGCAAATGTACCAACTGAAGTTTTACAAAATAAAATGAATGAAGTTTTAAATCAATATGACAAATCAATGTTTATAAAGAATGAACAAGGAATGGTTGATGTAACTCATCCAGAAAATGTAGCAAAGATGGAAGAACTTTTAAGAAGAGATCATCCTGAGCTTCATAGTCAATTAAAAAAATTAGGAACCGATTTAGATCAAAAAGAAACATTACTTGATTTTGATGTTACTGGAAGAAAACCTAATGCTGATGGCGGATTAAATTACTTGATGGGATTTTAAATGAAAGTTCATGAATATAGAGAGATGATGAAGTATCTCACTCGCCCCGATGTATCAAAAATAGAAATCCCGATGCCCGCTCCTCAAGCTCCAGTCGAGCCACAAGAAATGAGCAGCGAGGAACACGCAGCTCACTTAAATGCTCAAATAGAACAAGGTTATGCAACAGGTGGAAGAGTTGGATATGCGGATGGAACACCTTTTGATTATAATGCATTATCAAATGAAGGAAGAGTTCAAGCTGCACAAAAAAGAGTTATAGATTATGTAAAAAAATTTGAAAAAGAAAATGGAAGATTACCTTCGCAACAAGAAGTTAGATACAAAGGTGGTTTTGATTTTCAAACTGTTAAAAAAGCTATACAATTAAAAAATATAGGAGTACTTCCTTTAAATCAAACAAAAGGAGAATTTACTAAAATACCTGTTCATAAAGATTTAAGAACTTTAGATCAAAGTAAAATTATTCAAGATGCTTTTAAATCGGGGGAACCTCCTTCTTTAAATGATATTAAAAAAGTTTTAAAAATAAAAGATCCAACTACAGCAGCAAATAGGATTACTCAATTAGCTTCTGTTTATTCTGGAGAAAGTGATGTTGAAGGTATTAAACCTAAATTTAAAGAATCAGCTAAAACAATATTAAAAAATAATACTTATGATTCTCAAATTAGAACCATTAGTGAAAAAGCTATTGCTAAGTCTGTAGGCGAAAGAAGAACACCAGCATCAATTAGAGCAACAACTCAAAGAGATGTTATTCCAAATGTGAAAGGTTATTCAATTGATGAACCCGCTGGCATTACTTCATCTGTTAGAAACAAGACAACACCTTATGGTGTATTTAGTCAAATTATAGATACTGATATTAATAAAGGTGACAAATATGCTTTTGATTCAATTAAATCTAAAAAAGAAGTTGTATTACAAAATGCAATTGAATCAGGTGATAAAACAAAAATTAATGAAGCATTAAAAGATTATAATAAAGCAGTTTCAAAATATGAAAACATACTTAATGAAGATGTAAAACCGGGCGAAAAGAAAATTAAATTATTTAAAGCTAGTTTAGATAGCCCTGAAAATACCATTAAAAATTTTGATAATCTTCCTAAAAAATATCAAGAAGCTTTTACAAAAAATTTTAACGAAAATGGTTTTTCTTATGAAGTTCCAAAAGATATAAAAACTATTTATCAAATTGGAGAAGATTTAAAAGATCCTAAAATTGCAGAACAAGTTGCTAAAAGAGCAGCACAAGGACAATCTAGAATATATTCTTTCCCAGCTAATCTTTCTGAAGCACCTTTACTTAATAGAGTAGGAAGCCTTGCCAAAGGTTATTGGAATCTTAGTGGAGGATTAGTTAATCCAGCATTAGGAGCTGTATTTAATTCTGAACAAATGCAAGAAGCAGGTTTGGGTCAAGGAGAAGCTGCAGCATATGGAGCAATTAAAGGAACACTACAAGACCCTGGTAATTTTGCAATCGGACTTTTAAAAGCATCACCACTTGGAACTACAGCAAAAGCTATAGATCAGATTATGTCTGGTGATGAAGAAGCTCTTAAAAAAGATATTTTAAAATCACCAAAAGAAAAATTAATGGAATCTGTTAATACCGTTCTTAATGATAGAACAATTGACATATCTGAAATACCAGGCATTGGACATGAATGGTATGCAGATAAAATGTTAAGTGAAAAAGATAAAATAGATAATCTTATAGAAAAAGAAATTAGAAAAAAACAAATACCAATGAATCCATATCCACCAGTAACTGATTTTGGCCCGGTAGAAGGACCTCAAGATTACATGACGCAAGAAGAGAAACAACAATATAAACAAAATGTTTTAAATAAATTATTGGAAAGAGATGCTAAGTTAAAAGAAAAATATTACGCAGAAGAAAAACCAACAGGAGTTGAATTTAAAACCGGAGGAAGAGTTGGTTATAAAGATGAATCAGATGATGACTTAGAAATTCCAACTATAAAAAATGAAGATGAATATTTTGGTAAAAAAGCAAAAGATGTTCCTGAAAAAGGATTAGAAGGTCTTAGAGTTGGTTTTATGGATGTTAAAAAAAGACCGGATGTTATATTAAATAAAAGTGAAGAAGAAGGTGGAGGAGCCACTGGTGGAATTAGAGAATTAAGACAACTTCTTTTAAATAATATGCAACAACTTAATCCAATGATTGGTTATGGTGGAGAAAATTATAATGCTTATATTTCAAAAGGAATAAATCCATATGGTGATAAAAGTTTAAGATATGGAGCAGCTTATACTCCAGAAGGAGATAGAGGAACTTTTACAATTGATAAAGGGCCAGGTTCTATTGGAGCTGGGTATCATTATAATGATGACAATTTAACATTAGGAATAGGAGCTCTTAAAGATAAATTATCAGGAGAAAAAAGTATAATGCTTAAAGGTAATTATGCTTTTGCAACAGGAGGAAGAGCAAGCTTTCAAACTGGTGGAAGTGCAAACTTCTTAAAAATGTTAAGAAATATTTCTGATAGTGTAAGAGAATTAAAAAATAGTACACATATGCTTGGTTACACAGCTAAATCTGAAGGAATTGCAAAAGCAGCTGAAGAAGCATTAGCTCCTTATGCCGGTGGATTCAAAGGTAATAAACATGAAACATTACTTCAAAAAATTCAAAACGCAAAAGAACATTTACCAAAAGAATATCATGGCGTATTAGATGAAATGAAATCATATGCAGATAAACATGCTTATGATGCTGTCGATGATATGGCAAAAGCATTAGATAAAACAATAGACCCAAATTTAAAATTTGAAAATTTATCTAAAAAAATGTTTCCTATGGAAGATCCTTTAAATGATGCCTTTATTATTACAGATCCTGAAAAAGGTCATATGACAGGTAGGTATACACATAGTTTTAGAATAGATCCTGAAACAGGGAGAGGAACTGTAGAAACATTTGATACTTTTGATTCTAAAACAAGAACATTTTTAAAAAAAGAAGACTGGAAACCTGTTGGTGTTGAAAGTATTGAAAAAGGAAAAGAAGGATTAAACTAATGGACAATAAAATGATAAAACCAAAGAAGTTAACAACTACAATACCACCTAAATCAGGACCATGCCCACAAGGCTTGAATATTTCCTATAATAAGGTTAAAGTAGTTCAATCGGAGAAAATATTAAATGGCGGGAATAGACAAAGCGTTACCAAACGAGGTTAATCCATTATCGACTAATCCACAGGATGTTAATGTCGATCCAGCGTATGAAAACCAAAATACGGAATCTGGACCTGCAGAAATTAATCCAAATGAAGATGGAAGTGTTGATATAAACTTTGATCCTAATGCTATGAAACAAACTCAAGCATTAGATCATAATGCAAACCTTGCAGAATATTTACCTGAAGGTTATGTTGGAAATTTAGGAGCAGAATTAACTTCTGATTATTTAGAATATAAAGCTTCAAGAAAAGATTGGGAAAAAGCTTATAGAGAAGGTTTAGATCTTTTAGGATTTAAATATGAAAATAGAACAGAACCATTTCAAGGAGCTAGTGGTGCAACTCACCCAGTACTTGCAGAAGCAGTAACTCAGTTTCAAGCTTTAGCTTACAAAGAATTATTACCAGCAGACGGACCAGTTAGAACTCAAAGTGTCGGAGCTCCATCACGTGAAAAAGATGAACAAGCAGATAGAGTTAAAGAATTTATGAACTATCAAATTATGGATGTCATGAAAGAATATGAACCAGAGTTTGATCAAATGTTATTTTATTTACCACTTGCTGGTTCTTCATTTAAAAAAGTTTATTTTGATGAAATTCTTGGAAGAGCAGTATCTAAATTTGTACCTGCGGATGATTTAGTTGTTCCTTATTCAGCAACTTCTTTAGATGATGCAGAAGCAATCGTTCATGTAATTAAAATCTCAGGAAATGATTTACGTAAACAACAAGTTGCAGGTTTTTATAGAGACATAGAATTAATGGGACCTACTCAAGATTTTGAAAATGATCTTACTAAAAAAGAAAGACAATTAGAAGGAATTAGTAAAACATCTTACGATGAAGATGTTTATACATTACTAGAATGTCATGTTAATTTAGATCTTGAAGGATTTGAAGATATTAATCCCAAGACTGGTGAGCCCTCTGGAATAAAACTTCCATACATTGTAACTATTGAAGAAGGTAGTACTGAAATTTTATCTATTAAAAGAAACTGGGAACAAAACAATCCTAGAAAAGAAAAAATACAATACTTTGTACATTTTAAATTTTTACCAGGGTTAGGTTTTTATGGATTTGGTTTAATTCATATGATCGGTGGTTTATCAAGAACAGCTACAGTTGCTCTTAGACAATTATTAGATGCAGGAACATTATCTAATTTACCTGCTGGATTTAAACAAAGAGGAATAAGAATTAGAGATGACGCTCAATCTATTAAACCAGGTGAGTGGAGAGATGTAGACGCTCCTGGTGGAAACATTAGAGATTCTTTTATGACTTTACCATACAAAGAACCTTCTCAAACATTACTTGCTTTGATGGGAGTAGTTGTTCAAGCGGGTCAAAGATTTGCATCAATAGCTGATTTAGATATTGGTGATGGTAACCAAGCTGCTGCAGTTGGAACAACTGTTGCATTACTTGAAAGAGGAAGCAGAACAATGTCTGCTATACATAAACGAATTTACGCTGCTTTAAAACAAGAGTTTACTTTGTTAGCAAGAGTATTCAAATTATATCTACCTCCAGAATATCCATATGATGTAGTTGGAGCACAGCGAGTAATTAAACAAGCTGACTTTGACGATAGAGTAGATATAGTGCCAGTTGCAGATCCAAATATTTTCTCTCAAACTCAGCGAATTTCTATCGCACAAACGGAGCTGCAATTGGCTATGTCAAATCCGGGTATGCACAATACTTATGAAGTTTATAGAAATATGTATCAAGCATTAGGAATAAAAAATATTGACCAAATTTTAATTAAACCAGATCAACCCACACCAAAGGATCCTGCACTAGAACATATTGACTCTCTTGCAGGGAAACCATTCTCTGCATTCCCAGGACAAGATCATAGAGCTCATATGACAGCACATTTAAATTTTATGGCAACTAACATTGCAAGAAATGCTCCTCCTATTATGGCTGCATTAGAAAAAAATATTTTTGAACACATATCTTTAATGTCTCAAGAACAAGTTGAAATAGAATTTAGAAATGAAATTCAACAATTACAACAGATGCAACAAAATCCTCAGATGATGCAGAACCCACAAGTTCAAATGCAGATTAAAATGCTTTCAGAAAAAATTGAATCTAGAAAAGCAACATTAATTGCTCACATGATGGAAGAATTTATGAACGAAGAAAAGAAAATTACTTCTCAATTTGATAATGATCCTATTGCTAAACTTAAAGCTAGAGAATTAGATCTTATAGCACAAGAAAATGCTAGAAAAGAACAAGAAGGTAAAGATAGAATTAACTTGGATAAGATGAAAACTATGATGAACCATGCTTCTGACAGTCAAAAGCTTGCTCAAAATGATCATTTAGCTAAACTCCGAGCTAATACATCGCTAGAAAAGACAGTTTTAGCGGCTAAACTTAAACAACAAGGAAAATAGAAATGAAAAAGATGACAAATGCACAAAAAAAGGTTAAAAAAGT